GCCCGGCTCGCCGAGGTGGTGGGCGACCTCCTCACCGGCTTGGATCACGACGGCGAGAAAGCCCTCGCCGCTCATTTCATCATCGTTCGCTGAGTCGAACAGCATTCATTCAACCCCGCCTAGTGCGGGGTTTTGCATTTCTGGAGGGCCTTCATGGCTGACATAGAGATTTTTGAAAACGACGTGTTCACGGTGCCTGCGCTCACGGCTGCGATCAACGAACAACCCTTCGTCCCCGGCCGGCTGGCTGCCTTGGGCCTGTTTGAAGAGGAGGGCGTTAACGCGCTGACGGTGCAGGTGGAAAAGGATGGCGACACTCTCGCCCTGGTTCCGGCTGGCGAACGCGGCACCTCGGGCCTTGCAGTGAAAGGTAGCAAGCGGATCCTGCTGCCCTTCAACACTGTGCATCTGCCGGAAACCTTCACCATTCTGGCCGATGAAATTCAGGGCATTCGCGCATTCGGCCAGCAGACGGAGCTGCAGGCGGCGCAGGACGTGGTCAACAAGCGCCTGGCCAAGGCTCGGCGTCAACTCGACGCTACCCATGAGTTTCACCGCATGGGCGCGCTGAGCGGTTATGTACTCGACTCTGACGGGTCGACGGTGTTGCTGAACATCTTCGATCGTTTCGGACTGCAGCCGGCCGTGGTCCAGATGGAGCTGGCCAATGGCGACACCAAGGTGCGAGTGAAGTGCGTCGAGGCGCTGGATGCGCAGGAGGAGGCGCTAGGGGCTGTTGCAAGTTCGGGGGCCCGTGCCTTCTGCGGGAAGAACTTCTGGCGCGCGCTGATTGATCACCGAAGCGTGGCCAAGACCTACGAGGGGAGCCAGTACGCTGCTGCGTTGCGGGCTGATGGCCGTGAGTCTTTCGAGTTCGGTGGCATCGTTTGGGAGCGTTATCGCGGCAAGGTTGGTGGTGTCGCCTTTGTTCCAGATGACGAGGCGCGCCTGGTGCCGGAAGGTGTCGCAGGCCTGTGCATCTCCCGATTCGCCCCGGCGGACTACATGGACACGGTCAACACCGAGGGTCTGCCGTACTACAGCCAGCTGGAGATGATGCCGATGCGGAAGGGTATGGCGGGTGAGGCACAGTCGAACCCGTTGCACCTGGTGACCCGTCCGCGCGCGGTCATTCATCTGAAGCTCTGATCATGGGCTTCCGGGACCTGATCAGCAGAGTGGATGACGTCGTCTTCGATCGGTTGAGCGATTCAGCCTGGATCGAGGGCCGAAAGGTGCGAGGGATGTTCTCCGCACCTTGGCTGCAGCCCAAGCTGGGCCGAATCACTACCGCGTTGCGTGAGCCTCACCTGGTGATCCGGGTGGGTGACAACGCCGGGGTAGAGATCCGACAGCAGGTTGTGATCGATCTTCCGGCAGAGGACGGCGGCGGTACCTACACAATCGCGAACATTGAGCCCGGCGGTGATGGGCTCGTTGCCCTGGTGCTGAGGAAAACGGCATGAGCGTAGGCAGCTATCACCGGCAGACGGCCGGCGAGGGGATGATCTTCCTGCAGGCAAATCCCCAGCAGGTCGCCCAGTTCGACGAGTTTGCGGGTTTGGCGCCGAAGGCGATCGCTGCTGCCCAGCGTCGGGCCATCAACAAGACGTTGCGCTGGCTTAGAACGCACGTTGGCCGATCGGTCGCGGTGCAGGAGCGTATCGCGGTCGCTTCTGTGCGACAGCGCCTGCGGGCTTATCCGGTCGGCAGCAACGGTCAGGGCCGGCTGTGGTTCGGCCTCGACCCGATTGCAGCAAGCCGCGCAGGCCGGCCTCGGCAGATCCGCGCGGGCGTTTCAGTGGCTGGTCGACGCTACGCCGGGGCCTTCTACAAGTCGGTCTACGGCAGCCAGGCCGATATCTGGATCCGCACGGGTAGCAAGCACTTCAGGGAGAGCGACTACCCGAACAGCAATGTCTCGGGTGGTGGTGGCGCCAGTTCGGGTTGGATCGCCGAGAACGGCGGTCGCTTCCCTCTGGCCAAGGCGATGATCTCGCTCGATGACGTCCGGCGGCATTTCGAGTCCTGGACCAATCGGGCCCACCAGCGGCTGCTGGAGGTGATGAGGCAAGAGCTGAACTACGAACTGCAGAAATTCTTGGGGAGGATTGGTAATGGACGATGATCCGATACCACTGGACCATCTGTACGCGGCCATGGAAGCGCATATCGCCGAGGCTATACCGGCGCTGGCCTATGTGGGGACTATGCCGGACAAACTCGATCGAGTGCCTCTGCCGGGTGTTGTCATCGAGCTGACCGAGTGGGAGCCGGGTCATGATCCCGGTACCGGCGAGGTGGGCCTGGATGTTCGCTTCGAGGCCAGGGTGATTGTCGCCGGCGAGGAGGAGCATGCGTTGCGCATGGCTGCATTCGCTGCTGCGCAGCTCACGATTCTGTTGCGTATGCAGACATGGGGCTTGGCCGTCGAGCCGGCGAAGTTTGTTCGGGCCGCGCAGGACTGGTCCCGTCCTGAGCTGGATAGTTACGCCGTCTGGATGGTGGAGTGGACTCAGATCGTCTACCTCGGCCAAGAGGAGTGGCCATGGCCGATCGAGCCTGGTGGCAAACCGATGGTGCCAGGCCCTGACGGTACGCCGGTCGACCTTGAGGATCCTGTATGAGCTACGTCTCTGCGCAGCACGACCGGATGATTGCCGACCTGGTGCTGCCTTGCTTTGTTGTTGCAGTTGATCTGGACGCGGGCAAGGTGCGGGTTTCCGATGGCGACGGCTGGGCCAGCGCCTGGGTGAAATGGCATTCGCAGGCGGCGGGCAAGGCCCGGCACTGGCGGGCGCCAAGCCTGAATGAGGAGGGCATCCTGTTCAGTCCGAGCGGGGATCCGGCCCAAGGGACCTTTGTGCCGGGCCTATACGGCAAGGCGGGTCCGCAGGCGGACAACCGCGACCACGTCGAGGTCTGGCGATTTGATGACGGTGGCTCGCTGGTGTACGACTGGCAGGCCAACAGCTACACCATCGAGTTGCCGGCCGGGACGGTCACGGTCAAGGTTGGTGGCTCGCAGGTTGAGGTCACACCTGCCCAGATCAGCGTGCAGTCCAGCCTGATCAAACTGGTGGGCGCTGTCACGATCGACGGCACGCTCGACACCACCGGCAACATCACCAGCGCTGGCTCGATCATGGATACGACCGGCAACAGTCCTAACCACAAGCACTGACCCTTACCTATCAACCAGCCCGCCGCATGCGGGTTTTTTCGTTTCTGGAGCATCTCATGAGCAAATCGAGTCCAGTCACCGTGCAACCCGATGCCGGCGAGGTCCTGTCCACCAGCGCGATCGATGCAACCAGTACTGCTGGCCCGCGCGGCTTTCGCGACAAGCTGTACACCTCACGCACCCTTGTCATGCCGGACGGCCGCACCTTGCCGGTCGCCCAGGGCCGCGTTTTCGCGGTCGATGACGACCAACACGCCTTCTTGAAGGCCCACCCTGACCTTGAGCCCCTGGAGTAGCAGCGATGATCGGAATGGATCGCCATACCGGCTTGCCCCTTTCCGATCGTGATCACTTGCACCAATCGATCGCTGACATCGTGTCGACACCGATCGGCAGCCGACGGCTGCGCCCGGAGTACGGTTGCGACCTTCGCCGCTTCGTCGACCTGCCGGTCAATGAGGGCTGGAAGAGCGCCGTACAGGCTGAAGTTGCCCGGGCACTGGCGCGCTGGGAGCCTCGCTTCAAGCTTGAGCGCGTTCGAGTGCTGGCGGTGATGGATGGTCGGATCTCGATTGAACTGGTCGGTAAGTACTTGGGCGATAGCCTGATAATGGAGGTGGCCGCGTGAGCATTGTTGATTTGTCGACGCTTCCAGCACCGCAGGTGCTTGAAAGCCTGGACGTGGAAGACATGTATCAGGCTGACCTGGCTGTCTTCAGGTTGTACATGGGCAAGAACTGGAACGCACAGGTGGAAAGCGATCCGGTCCTCAAGCTGCTTGAGGTCGGAGCCTATCGCAAGGTCGGCAACCGGGCTCGGGTCAACGACGCGGCGAAGTCGTTGTTGCTGGCCTACGCACAGCGTAGTGACCTCGATCAGTTGGCTGCCAACGTTCGCTTGCGGCGCCTGGTCGTGCAAGCCGAGGATCTGAGTGCCGTGCCGCCAGTTCTGGAGGTGCTGGAGGAGGATGACGCCCTGCGCGAGCGTATCCAGCTCGTCTACGAGGGACTGACCACGGCCGGGCCCCGCAGCAGCTATATCCTGCATTCACGCAATGCTTCCGGGCAGGTGGCCGACGCCGAGGCGCAAAGCCCGTCACCGGCGACGGTTGTTGTCACGGTACTCGCCCTGGACGGCGAAGGGGTTGCCGGGCCTGAGTTGCTTGAGACCGTGCGCTTGGCGTTGAACGACGAGGATGTGCGGCCGCTGGGTGATCGGGTGCTGGTACAGGCCGCCGAGATCTTGCGGTATAGGGTCGATGCCGTTGTGCACATGGCGAGTTCCGGGTCCGAAAACGAGGCGATCCTGGCCGAGTGCCGGCGGCGCCTGGCGGCGTGGATCAACCCTCGGCGGCGGCTGGGTGTCGAAATCGCGAGATCGGCGGTGGATGCCCAGCTGCACATCGGTGGTGTCCGTAAGGTCGAGCTGCCGAACTGGGTGGACATCACACCCACCAAGTCCCAGGCGGCCTATTGCACCGGCTTCAGCGTCGTTATGGGGGAAACCTGATGGACAGTCTCCTCCCGAACAACAGCACGCAGCTTGAGCGTGCGATCGAGGCCGCCGCCTGTGAGGTCGTCGAGGTGCCCCTTCGCACTCTGTACAACCCTGACACCTGTCCGGCGCACCTGCTGCACCAGTTGGCGTGGGCCTGGTCGGTTGATCGGTGGGACGACGCTTGGCCCGAGGCGACCAAGCGAGCGGTGTGTCGATCTGCCTTCTTCGTGCACTCGCGCAAGGGCACGATCGGCGCGATTCGCCGTGTGGTCGAGCCGCTGGGTTTCCTGCTCAAGGTCACCGAGTGGTGGCAGACGGTGCCGATGGGTGTGCCGGCCACCTTCGCGTTGGAGGTCGGTGTACTCGAAACTGGCATCACCGAAGAGATGTACACCGAGCTGACCGCGTTGATCGATGACGCGAAACCTGTCAGCCGGCACATGTCGGGCCTGAGCATCAGCCTTGAAACCAAAGGCGCCATGAACATTAGCGTTGCCCAGTACGACGGCGATGAAATCGACGTTTATCCCCCGACACCGCGTGACATTGAGGTCAGCGGCTTTATCAGCCTGGGTGGCCGTGAACACAACATCGACACCATGGACATCTACCCATGACAGACCAGAACAGTCAATTTTTCGCGATCCTGACCGCGGTCGGTAAGGCCAAGCAGGCCAACGCCGACGCGCTGGGCGTTCCCTGGACATTCACTCAGCTCGGGGTGGGGGACGCCAATGGCACCGAGCCGATACCTAGCGAGCAGCAGA